CACTGAGTGCGGCTGCCGAGTTGTTTGGCTTGGATGTTGTCGACGCCGTCTTCGCCACCCACAACCGGGTCTTCAATTTCGATGCGGTACAGGCCTTCGACCCAGTCTTCGCTTTCTTGCAGATTCGCCATAACTCACCTCACAGCGTGATTGTCCAAGTGCCTTCCAGGCTGATGTCATCGTTTTTCTCGATGCCGCCCCGGGCCTTGCGTGAAAACAGGGCGCCCGTGGTGGTTCGCAACCCGAACTCCCGAATCAGCAAGCCGTTGGCCTCAGTGGTGGGCAAAGAGAATGCAAAACAAACCTGTCCGGGCTCTGGGTAGGTGTGCCCGTCGAGGGCCCGCCAATATGCTGCCGTCAGACCGGTGTCGGCGGGCGTGGGCGTGATACCGCTCTTGCCAAAGCCAATTTCTGCCACGGACTGGCCGTTGCCGTCCCCGGCGATCAGCTGAGCGAGCATGTGCCGAGCGCTGTCCACAATCAGGTTTTCGTCGCGCCACCAGTCCACCAGCAGGCCACAGCGAAGCACGGCCACCTCCAGGGTGCCTTGCAGGCTTAGCGGGTCGGTCAGATTCATCGCGGTTCCTCATATTGGGTACGTATTCGTCGCCGTGCGGCGGTATACCTGCTGACCATCGTGGGCCAGGCGGGCGTTGTGGCGCCGCCGCTGGGTAATACGGAGAGCGCCTACATCAATGGCGGATGGCTGCTCGCCGCCGTGCGCCAAGGCGCCGTCGTGAACGGCGCGGCGGCGGTAGAGGGCCTGCACTTGGATGCGATCATGAATACTCAGTGCAAGGCCGGCGTCCAGACGGTCCCAAACGGTGTCATGTCGAGCGCCGTGCACCTGCCATTCGTGAAAAGGCTTCAGGCCGTCGTGACGGTTCATGCCAGCGTAGGCGGCGGTGGCGTCGTGGTGCTGGGATTCGCGCGGGAGCTGGGTGGCCTGGTTGTAACGCAACCCGCCATTGTGGCGGAGGCCGGCGGGGCGCATTTCCGACAGGGCGGGCTTGGCGGTGGCGTGCAGGTGATCTTCCAGGGTGAGCTGATCGGTTACGGATGCGCGGTAAGCGACTTCGCGTAACACCGAGCGAACGGGCTTGGCGCGGCGGATCAGGCGCAGCAGCCGCTCGCGCTCGGCGCCGCTGACGCCTTGAGTCTCGCCGATGTCCGCCGTAACAGAGAATTGTGCCCAGCGGCTGCCGGCAGAGTAGCTGTCCACTCCGTTATGCAGGCCGCTACCATCATGGCGCAGCACCGGCAGCCCTTCCGACAGGGTGGCATCCGCATAGCCAGCAGACCGCAGAGCTTCGCGGACTGCCCATACCGTGCCACGGTGGCGGCGAATTTCCGGTGTCGCGGCCACGACGGCACGCTGGACTTGCTCCGGCCAGTGCGCGTCCCATTCTTCAACGCCCACTGCCCACGCTAGCCATGGCAGAAATGACAACGGGCACTGCCACGGGTCCCAGAGTGTGCGCACGGGGGCATCCATGGGAATGCCGTCGGCCAAGGTAGCGGCCAGTGCGCGTTCCAGCTCGGTGCTGTTCGGGGGCAACAGCTCAGACATGGATGGTCACCTCCACGGCGGTACAGTACGCAGCCTGTGTCGGATCACAGTCAATGTCGGCGGTGGGCTCCAGGAGCGTCACCCGTTCCACGCCCTCCACATACAACGCGGCCTCAATGGCGCCCAGTACGACGTCTTTGCCGAGCCGGTGGCGGGTGCGGGTGTACTCTTCCGCCGCCGCCTGCGCTTCCGGCGCTACCACTGAGGGGCTGGGGCCTTCGCGCAGTGTCAGGTCGGCGCGCACTTGGTAGGTGGTGACGGCGGCGGATTGCACGGTAACCTGGTCGGTCAGCGGGCGTACTCGTTCGGCGTTCAGGGCGGCGTCCACGGCAGACAGCAGTGTGGCGCTGGCCGTGCCGTCGCCTTCGCCGGACAAGACTGTGATCAACACGACGCCGGCGTGCTGGTTGATGGCGGTGGCATCACTGATGTCCGGCGAGGCCTCCAGGGCGTGATAGACATAGCTTTTTTCGCTACCGGCGGTGCTCCAGCTGTCGTATGCGAGCAGCAACCGACGACGGTACGCGCCATCGCTCTCGCCGGGTTGGCGTTCCGTGGCGTAGTAGCTGACACCAATCTGGTCCAGGTCTGCCGCTGTGGCGTAAGCCATCAACATGGACTTTGCAGCATCGTTGACGCGCTGGCGAAGGACTACCTCGCGATAAGCACTTTCTTCGAGCAGCTTGGTCAAGGGCGACGATGCCAGGGCAAGAGTGTCCGCCGCGTCGGGGTAGCGTGCTAACAGGTCTGCCTTGCGGTCGGCGAGCAGGGTTTCGTAATCCAGCGTCTCGACCAGGTCGGGCGGCGGCAGCCGGGATAGATCAATGGGTGGCTTGCGGATCGTCATGCAGCGCTCCCCCGAATCAGGTCCACATTGACCTGCAGCGGCATACCGGTACGCGTGCGGCTTTGGATGTTGAGAGTGATCGCGGCATTATCAATGTGCACGGTAACTTGCTCGATTTGCAGGCGCGGTTCCCAACGGGCCAGCGCCTGAGCGGTGGCGGCGATCAGCCGTTGGCGGGTGAGCGTGGTCAGTGGAGCGTCAATGAGTTCAGGGATCAGGCTGCCGTAGTCACGGCGCATGATGCGGCTGCCCAGCGGGGTGGTGAGGATGTCGGCCACGCTTTGCTGGATATGCGCAAGCTCTGTCATGGCGGTGCCGCTATGGCGATTCATCCCTAACATTGCGATCACCTCGGCGGACTCGATGGATCGCCATCGCGGCTGGAGATGTGCACGTGGGTGCTGCTCACATTTTTCCCGTTGTTCGTCAGGCCGCCCTGGATGGCGACATCGCCTTTGATCTGGGCGCCACCACCGCCCTTGCCGGGGCCGAATGACACGGGGCCGGCTACCGTGAGGCTGCCGGTGACGGTGACCGCACCGTTCAGTTGAATAGTGGGCGCGGCGCCGATGATGGATTTGGCGGTGAGGCTGGCCTGCCGACCAACCTGAGCGTCCAGATTGCCCGTCAACTTCAAAACGGCGTCGCCGGGCACGGTGGCGCTGAGCTGGTGCTGTTCGGTGTCGTAAGTGATGATCGCGCCATCGCGGTAGTGCGTGGTGTGCTGGGCCGGGTTGGTAACTGGCGCGGGGTGGGCGTCCTGGTACAGGCCGGGAAGAACAATACCTTGCGCCGGGTCGCCGCTGGGGGAGAGCAACAACACCTGCTCGCCTACTGATGGGGCCCACCACGTACGGTCGCTGCCTGCACGCTGGGTGAGCCAGGGCAGGCGAGCGCTGAGCAATCCACCCACTTCCACCCGGCAGGTGTGGGCCTCCACCTCCTGGACGGTGGCGTAACGAATCAGGTTGTGCAGCTTGCGGGCGAGCTCTTGCAATCGGTCCATTGCGCCATGATGGCGAGCTGCTGCCGCGCGCGCGAAGAGGTGGGGCTGTAATCGTTGGGGTTACATGGGAGTGTCAGGCGTCGCCTTCCAACTGCTCGGCGAGCAATGCCGTGATCAGGTCACGATCAGCACGGTTGAAGCCCAACAGAGGGCGCTGGTCGTATTTCACTCGGATGCCGGGAATCGGCTCATCGTACAGGCCGTACTGAGCCACCCGGGCAATGCGCGCTACTCGGCCCAGGAAGCCGATGAAGACACCGTCAGGCTGGGTCCGCACCTTGAGATTGTGAGCTTTTGCCATGCCGGTATACATCTTCTGCTTGTGCTTCTTGCGGCGCCTTTTCTCAGGTTTTCGTGGTGGCCAGGACATGCCGTCTGGGCCGACGTTGGCGCGGATGCGTTTGGCGTTGGCGCGCCGCAGCTCGGTACCGATTTTGCGGGCGAGCTTGCGGCGTTCGGTAGCGCCAAGGCGGGCAATCAAGTTGCTGGCCCAGGCTTCAATTTCGTGGTGGAGGTCGTTACTGCTCATGCGGGCGCGCTTCCAGGGTGCGCAGCAGGCGGGCGCTGTACCAGGCGAGCTTGGCGGCGTCTTCTTGCGCCGCGCCTTTGCGGCCCATACGCCAGGTGTATTTGAGCACCTGACCGCGCAGGAAGCCGACGAACTGTTCGGGACCCAGGGCGGCCTCGATGGCATCGATGCATTCGACGCGGCCTTGTGTGTAGTGCGCGGGGTGGTTGATCGGGTCGGTCATGGTGCGGACTCGGGCCAGTTATCGAATTCACGGGTGTCCGGCGGCAGGCGCTCGGAGTCGTGGCCCACATAGATGGGCTCCGGCAGGTGCTCGGCGCTGACAGTGCCGTCCTGGTTGTCGGTGACGTTGGCGAACTCCGTCAGGGGGACGGTGACCAGTAGATCCACGTGTTGGTTGTCGAGTACGTCACAAGTGAAGGTGAACGCTTCGCCATCGGCCGGCTGGGGCAGATCGGGCTGGTTTTTCTTCAGCCAGGCGAGGATCGGGATCAGCACCGTGTCCGGGTCAGCGCTGAAGTCGGTGATCATCAGGGTGAGTTGATAATGCAACTCGTGGCTGAGACTGGGGACGCGCAACCGATGGTGCACGCTGCCTTCGTCGATGAATACCAGCAGCCGGTCAGCATCACGGGCGAGTTCGGGGCACGCGTCAGTGACGGCTTTCCGCAGACTGTGCAGTTTGCGCATCAAGCACTCCTTTTACTTGTCGGTACCAAGCCTGCCAGCCTTGGAGGCGTTGTTCGCAGGTGTTGGCGAGGGCGTAGTTGCCGGTGACGGTGCCGAGAGCGTCTGCAGGGGTGGCAGGGGCAGCAGCAGATTGGCCGGTGGCGTCGGCAGGCGGGGGCAGGTCGCGGGCGGCGGCGTTATGGAGCTGCACCCAGCGAGCATCGAGACGACAACCAGTGTCGCTGGTAACGTGATCTTGAGCATAGCGAGCAACCTCTTGTTGTACGGTGCGGCGGGCGGCTTGGGCTGCCTGTTCAGCCTGGGCCTGAACGGTGGCCAGCTGATCGGTGAGCGCCTGGGCTTTCTGCTCGCTGGCGCGGTAACGCTGCGCTTGCGCCTGTTGGGCCTGGGCCACTTGCGCTTGCAGGCGGCTGAGGTCGCGGTCGGCGATCCAGCTGCGGGCGATCCAGCCGACGGCCAGTGCGGTGGCCAGGGCGAGCACGGACGCGATCAGCCTGATGCGCATTCAGCCTCCGATGATCGCGTAGGCAAGCAGCCACAAAATGATGGTGGCGGTGGCCAGTTTTTCCTGGACGGAGGTGCGGCGCGGGGCGAGCAGGTAACACAGGCCCGGCAGACAGAGATAGGCCACACCGAGCCCCAGCAGCCCGGCGGGCTCTGTAGTGGTGAGCATCATGGGTGCGGCGGCGAGGAAGGCCAGGGCGGCGCTGCCGATGTGCCAGCGTGTCTTGTGGCGGCCGAACAGACCCGGGAAGCGATCAGTGACCATCGCGCCCAGCACGCCGGCGCCAACCAGGGCGGCGGCAATGCCCGCCACGGACAGCCCCAGCGCACGGGCCAGATGAAACAGGCCGACGGCCATGACGATGAAGCCGACGTCTTGCAGGGTGCTGCCGGGGCCGGTCAGGTAATGCGAGATTGGCTCGTGGCGGTAGTCGGACTGATGACGGCGCCGGATTTCCGGCAGGGTGATGCTGATGGCAAAGAAGGCCGTGCAGGCCAGTAGAAAATAGTCCATGGGTTACCTCTTGTTGTCGTTACGGCGCGCCCATTGGTAGGCGGCCCACACGGCGGTGGGCAGGCCGAACACAGTGGCAAAGGCGGCGGCGGTACCAGCGGAAATGTCCGGTGGGTGGTTGAAGGTGCGCCAGGTGACCCAGGTCACCAGGGTGCCGGCCCAGATGACGCCAAACAGCGTCAGCCACCAGCTCACCCGGTGCGGCGTCACTCCCAGCCCCCGGTCAGAAACAGATCGCGCTCGCGGGCGCGACGGGTTTGCAGGCCGGGCAACACTTTGCCGGCGGCGTAAACCCATCGCTGGAACTGGCCAGCCGCGCCTTGATAGCTGCCGTGGTTGAGCAGGCGCAGCAAAGTAGAACTGGACAGAGCGCCAAGGCCCAGGTTGTCGGCGAAGCTCACCAGAGCGGCGAGTTGGCCATCGTTCAGAGGGACGGCGACCAGCCCGCCGATACAGCGGATCAGGCGCTCTACGCGGCGCTGGAGATCGTCGTCCGCCTGGGTTTGTGTCCAGGTGGTGGTGGCGTCGATGTCGTTGCCGGTGGCGCCGTAGCCGATGGTCCATGGCTCGCCGCCGGTGGCGGGGTCGGGGTAGGCTTCCAAGCGGCAGCCTTCGCTGACCTTGATCAGATCACAGGCGAGCGTGATGGCAGGAGTGGCGATGGTGGCGCGTGCGGTGGTTTTCTTGGGCATTGTCAGGGTCTCCAGATAAAGCCGGCCACCGCGGCGAGTGCGGCGAGGATGCCGACCAGGATGCCAGCGAGCCAGCGGCCGAATTTCAGGCCACCCTTGGCTTCCGATAGATCCACGTGAAGCAGGTCCAATTTGGTGTCGATGGCATTGATGGTGGTGAACAAGCGGTCGTATTGATCGCGCATGATCTTTTGCTCCCGCTCCAGGCCGGCCAGCTGCCGGTCGTGCTGGG